GTCCCTCCTAGATGTCGGGAGTTTAATCCCATGCGCATTCCAAGTCTCATTTGAGGTAGATTCTGATCATGCCACTGGTTAGGGTCACGGCGGTAAAATCGCCGTAGATGACAGTTGGGTCAATCGCAACACCTGTCATTGCATCACCCGTTTTCTGGCTTTCCGTTAGCGTGGCGAACGTGGTAGTTGTCAAAAGCTGGATTGCATAGGCGCTGATGCCAGTGATGGCAGTCGTTCCAGATTCGACGATTACTCCGCGCTGTCCGAAAGCTGCGGTTTCTTGTGGGATTGCTTCGATAGGGTCCATAAGTTAGGGGATACAGTTAATGACGAGTCTTGCGCGTTTGATGGTTAGGTCGTCGGTGTTAGATACGTTGGCGAGCATGATCGACATTTCGTCGTTAGTAGCGAGCGACACCATCCATGTGGTCACGATGGCAGCTTCGGCTCCAGCGGTTCCGGTATGGCCCTGCGATTCGCTAGCGGCGATGCTAGTGCCGTTTTTAGCCAGTCGCATGGCAAACATTTTGTTGTTGCCGTCTGCTAGCTCGCTGAGAGCGAAAATCCAAAAGGTTTTAGTTTCGGTTCCAATGTATTTTACGCCAAATTTGCCGGTATTAAGCGCGGTGAAATCAATATCCGTGGTATCGTCGAGAGTGCCGACAACGCCTGCTTGGACGTAGGTGTCGATGGCGGCGATGACGGTTGGTGTCGTGTTGGACAGGATCGAGATTTGAGCGCGTGGGAGGTTGCCAACAGGTGGTCCGGTAGGCCCAACTGGTCCTTGGCGCACCTCCACAACGGATGGTCGTCCATCCATGGTTTCGATATTTACAGTAGCGAGGCTCATGGTCGGGTAACGAGTTTACGAAATTTGATAGTGCCACCTGTGATTTGCCAAATAGTATCCTCGGGAGTGTCTAGCACGATGTCCCAATAGTAGATGCCAGGGTCAACGTCGGCGGTTTCAATCTCGATCAGGATCACGCCATTGGCCGGCGTAGGAATTGTTGGCGCGAGATCGAGAGCGACGGTTTCGGATGTGGGCGATAATCGCACCTGAGCGCGAGCCGTATAGCCAGTGAGGTCAAACGGATCACCGGCATCATCCAAGCAGGTCAGCGACGCTGTAAACGTCTCTCCTGAGTAGGTGTCAAAATTCGTGCCAGCCATTGCCGTGGCCTTAATGCTAAAAACTTACTTGGCAAGCCTTATTTCCAAATGAGCGGCCCTTCGTGGTATTGGATGATCCGTCCATCACCGTTTGAGTAGTTCAATGGTAGGTATTTTGTCCCGGAGGTATTAGCCGGGAGGAACGGGATTGAATACGGCCCTCGAACTGCGGTCAGCGATCCGGCAGAAACATCAAGCTCCAGGTAGGTGTAGAGTGGGAGAGTTTCCCGGCTGTAAAGCTCGAAAGCCACAAAGAAATCCTCGCCTGAGTTAAACGTGGTTTTGCCGTAGGTGGTCGCCGCATACGATCCTGTCGGGTCTAGAGTTGGTCCGCTGGCACGTTCCGCAATGATGCCGAGGACGCTATAAAACGTGGCGCTGCCATCGTCTGCAACTGCTACCTCGTAGTCACCAAATTTCCATCTCTGAACATCCACCTGTGAGTAATCCTGATTACCGAAAATCTCCGAGATGAGTTTACATGTCGTCTCGCGTTGCCCTCCCTCATAGGTTACGTCCAGTGTAAATGGTGTGCCACCGTTTAACCCGTCGCCGTATGCGGTAGATGTCGCTGTAAACGTGCCACGGCCAGTGACGATGGTGTATGGAGGCGATCCGGCGGCAGGGCATCCGCAGGTAAAATCCCATGCGGTCCCGGTGTATGGAGCGGTCACGATCACTTTGCACCATGTCGGAGTCGCTGTGGATTTGGTAAACGAGATGCTGCCTGTTCCTGGTCCTGCCACGGTAACTACCACGCCATCATATGTTCCAGAGGTTCCACGAAATCCAGAGTCGGCCACAATCGTTCCGTTATACTCAATTTGAAATTTATCAGGAACGGTGTATGCACTGAAATTCAGTGTCACAAGCCCGGTAGCTGATCCAAGGTCAACGATAATTTCAGCGCCTCCGATTCCCCCACTTTCGACGAACGATGTGCAAGCGACTCTGTTTTTAATCTCGATAGATCCAACTGGCGCGGTGTAGACCACATCCGTTTCATCAGACCATTCGAGGACTCCATCGGCATTTACGCCCACGGTAAAAACTCCATCCTCTGCCACCCATTTATTTACACCTGATTGGATCATCCATCCGCTAGGGATTTGGGGAGCGGGAAACTCCTCAACGATCATATTACGAGATGATCCGCCAGCAAAACGAGGGATTGCCCGTTGTGGCGAGGCGATTGGATCATCCTGCACGGCCTCGGTTTCGAGGTTACCAACGGAAAACACCTCGGTGACGGTCGCGGTCAGATCGACTACCACGCCAGTCTCTAGCAACATGTCGCCAATGATCGTTTTTGCGGTGTGGAATTGGCTCATAGGTAAACGATGTTGTCTTGTGAGGTTTTGCGGATTCGGTCCACGAATGTCCGGTAGTCGAGGCGCGGAGGTTGTCCTAGCTCAATGGTCGTGGTCCCGGTTGCGATGTCGAGATTCACACCTGCCACGAGAGCATTCATGGATGCGTAGGCTGGCAATGTATTCGTGAGGCTAATCTTAGTTCCCATGTAACGAGTGCCTCCGACATCCTCCTCAACGAGCGTGATTGAGCCGGTATATGGTAGCCAATCCTGCGCTGCCTTTAGGTTGGCGGCGAGGTTGGCAGGAGGTTGGATGAAACTGTAATCTGCGGGGCGATAGACGGTCGTGGCGCTAGTGTAGGCGGTCGTAACGATGTAGCACGGGATGGAGAACTTCTTGAGTCCGTAAATCACCTTTGGAGGATCATTGATTTCGGTTAAATAGCCAGAATACTGAAATTCAAATCCAACTTCCTCCCAATATGATGGAATGGGAATAGTTGTTCCTGCTGGTCTATAATTATGGGAATCGATAAAATACCCTTCAAGAGTCGCGGACTTGAACCCAATCCCTAGTTCGGATTCAATCCAGTCAGGCGGGTCCGAGGTGATGATGATGTTTGAGGTAGCAAGGTTGTATTGGACCCCACTTGTCGAAAACAATGAAAGCAAAGGAAATCCGTATGCCTTAAAGCTAGAAAATGACGGTTTGACTGATGTTGTGCTAGCGGTTTTGAATAACGTGACGCCACCTCCATTTGAAAGAACCCATGGGAATCTTCCGTCTGTGTATCCATTTTTCTTGGCTAATTCTACCAAGTTTGTCTGCTGGTCTTGAATCCACCTCTTGCCATTCGTTACGGTGGCTAGAGCGGTCTTGATCGAATACGAATCGAAAAGCTCATTCGGTAAAAACGTGTCTAACTCCGGTCCTGATACGGTCAGAATCTCAACCTTGCCAGTAGCAGCGGTTCCGCTCGCTTGTTCCTGATAAACGGTTCGGCCTTGAACGTCTCGCGTGACGTATGGCAAGCGCACTTGAGAGACTTGTAGCTCAATCATCGGTTCGATGTCGATTGAGTCTACCGGCGCGGTCGCCACATCAATCGTGCGAGCCGTCGATGTTCCACGCCTGCGAATATCAATGGTTGGAGGCGTGGTCGAGTAGTCAAAATTTACCTGCGTATCTGGAACGAGTCTCACAAGCTCCGAAAGCGCCTGACCAACGGTGGATTGGTTAAGTGAAATTTGCGGCACGTTGAAAAAGTCAGCCACGCCTCCTAATTGCATCGGAACCCCGAGAGCGATAGCGCGAGCGATCAATGATCTAATGTGAGTTTCCAAATCTCCACCTGTCGTAGCATTGCCAAAAACAAACGTCATGCGCTCGCCTGTGCTGCCTGCGCCATCCGTGCGGACGGTGGTCATATTTATTCTTTCCATCCACCACCATGGCCCTGATACAGTTACCTGCGCCTGCTGTGAGGATTGCGAGATGATCGGCCTCACATTAGTTACGGTCCCGGTGAAAAATTGAACGCCATCTCGGTAGAGTGTAATCTGCTGCTCTAGGTCAGGGATGGTCGCGCTCGTTAGCGTTTCCGGTGAGATCGTAAACGTGAATGTGTCGGATTCGAGCGAACGAAACGAGATTTGAGCGGAGTCAATTTGCGCGGTTTCTAGACTGCGAACGGTCGCATTAAATGTTTTGCCTGACTCGCCTTTTATTGTCCATGGGATCATCTGACGGGTAATGCTAGGGAGTTGATTCTTGCTCGCATGTTAACGATTGCAACGTTTTGAGCTGCCACCTTTGACACTAGCTCGTTGTTGAGGGAAATCAAATCTTGCAGGCTTGTGAGCGTTGCGCCTTGGCCTGTTTTCAGCGTTCCCATGAGTGTCTGGAGAGACGATCCGATTTCACGTTGCTCTTGCGCTGTGATGATTCCGTCAGCGACGGCGGCGGATACCTTGGCCTTGGCCTCCTCTTGGATTGCCCCGATTGGCTCAAGTTTGGCGATTTCCTCACCGATAGTTTTCGCCCCTTCGCCGATAGCAGTAGTCGCGGCTTTGATGGCCTCGGTTTTCCCGGTGATATCAAATTGAGATTCGATTGCCTCCGTTGCAATTTGCGCTTGTGCTAGTGCATTATCAATCACTGCGCCTTGTGCGTATGCGGATGCGGTAAGTGCGCCGATCTTCTCGGGAGCTTGGTCGATAAACCCGAAAAGGCCCTTAATCTGATTTTCGATCTCCGCAAGTTGAGCTTCGGCTTGTCGCGTCTCTGTCGATTTAAATCCAGCGCCTTTATCGGACGCCTTGTCCATCGACTGTGCAAAACCTAGCTTTTTGATTAGGCTTTGCTCACGAGATTGCAGTTCGTCGATGCGTTTTTGAGCGGCATCAACGTCGGATAGCACATCCTTTTTTTGCTCCCGAATAGCCTCATACCTAAGTCTCTCAGTCTCAACTCCAGCTTGAATTTCGGCAATGGCAGCTTCTTTTTCAACGCCTGCGGTTTGTTTCCGCAGAGCTATGATTGCCTCTTCTGCGGATTTGATTTGCCCGGTAGCCTCAAGATATTTCAGCGCCTCCTCGGTTGCTAGAGATTGGCTTTTCGCTAGCTCCGCATCCGATCTGATTTTGCTGTTTTGAGTCTCGATGAGCGCGATTGCAGACTCCCGCAAGATATCGGTGAGCTTGGTTTGCTCGCCAAGTTTGCGGATAAATTCATCAGCTTTTTGCCCGCCAGCTTTCTCGAATGCCTCAAGCATTTTCTCGCCAGCTTCCGTGGCGCGTTTGCCAGCCTCCTCAGCGTTGTCGCCCATCCCGAGGAATACTTTGGCGGCGATTGCTCCAATGGCGACAACTGCGCCGGCAATAGCTCCCGCTGGTCCGAATGCGCCCAGTAACTGCGGAGCTTGTTGGGAAAATGCCGTTAGCGCGGATGTTCCTGCGCCAACTTGCACGGCAAAATCCTGCACCTGAAAACCTGCTTGGCCTGCTAGTTGCCCGACGCGAGATGCGCTTTTGCCTGCTGCTTGGCCTGCTGTCGAAACACGGTTTGCCGATTGCGCCAAACCATCCATCGCCTTTTCAGCCTGCTTCGCGCCGGATGTGTTAGCCGTCGTCTCAATCGTGATATTGACTTTGCGATTTGCCATTATGGTGCGGAGGTGCGGCCCGTTACGGAAACGGAGAGTCTGACAGATACGCCAACCTGGGATGCTGACACGGCGGGGAATGCGTCGTAAATGGTCGTTGTGGTCGCGTAAGTATTCGCCACGCCTGCGGTTGTGTTTGCGCTGCTGGCGGCGGCAGTGATTCCCGGCGATGGAGTGCCATTAGCTAGCGAGATGTTTAGCGTCCCGTCATTTGCTGCTGGTTTGCGAGCGGTCAGGATGATGCTAGTCCCCGTGCCGGAAACGTCGTATTTCGTGCCGATTGATCCATTTTTAAGGAGTGCTGTGCGAACCTTTGTGGCCCATACGGAGGCGGTGTCGCCTAGTAAAACCGGGACCTGGATCGTCTGTGTAGCGTCCAATATTGCAGATGCCACCACAACGGTTACGTTACCATTTCCCGTCGCTGTGCCTGCTGCGGTAGATGTCTCAACCTGCGATGTCCCTAGTGTATCGACTGATGCTAGCAGGAGCGATGGATTGGATGAGCTACGCAAAACTACTGGCAAGCGGTGGATGAAATACTCTGCGGCCTGCAACGTCTGAAACTCTGTCACGGAGTTAAACGATATGGTCGTCAGCATACCAGAGCGCGGAAACTGTCGCGCCTCAATGCCTCCAATGTAGGAGACGGTTTGGCGGACAGCCTGCGGGTCCATGACTAGCCCTGTCGCCTCTGACATGCGGCCATTACCGCCTGCCAGTTCGAGCAAGGTCGAGCCGATTGTCAGTGTGGCGATCAAGCTGTTACTGCTGCGACGGTGAAGAGTGCGTTAGGTGCGCCAGTTGTGAATGTCCGTTTTGCAACGAGGTTCACGGTTCCGGCCCGGTTTTCGGTTGGGGAAAATCTGCGTTGAACGTCGATGACTTGAGCGGCTGCTATGTTGAGATTTAATCCGCCAATGCTTTCGGTGACAACTTGGAATGGCTGGTCTTGAAGTTCATGTCCGATTGCGCTATTCAGTGCCAAATCATCCCATTCATCCGCTCCAATGCCGATAGGAATAAATGATGAAGATGAACCAACATTGGCAAGCGCCATGTCCACGGTTCCGATTCCATCGACGATGATAGGTGTAAGTGACAGATCAAAAGAAATGTCGAATCCTGCCTCAGAATAGAATGTGCCAACGTCGGTATAAGTTCCTGTGTATGGTCCAGCGATCACTAGATTAGGATTAAATGCGGTTCCGATTGATCCTCCTGCGCCTACCGTGAGGTATTCAACGATTGATCCAGCCACTCCCAATGTCCCACAAATCCCCGTAAATTGCACCGATCCAAACGCTGTATTTGTCGCAGTGCAACGAATGGATGGCATCTGCGTGATTGCGGCGTTGATAATGGTATATGTCGCGCTAGTTGACACAATCACGAGAGGCTTATCAGTCGCGCCATAGATGCCCGTTCCAATTGTGGTCGCGCCATACGGGAACAACACGGTCAGAGATTCGATCTCGCCCACTGGTTCAAACTCGACAACCACTGACATGTCGGTTTTGCCACGGCCAATCAAGCCATAGGCGTCAGATTGTTTGTCGAATGACGATTGATTGACGGTTAGTGTCACGCCTCCTTTAGAGTAAAAGGTCGCGCCGTCATAGGTGATCTTGCAAGGTCCACGGACGATGGTGGTGCGGTCGAAAGTTTCCATAGTTTTATCTGGTTGGTTCTGCGGTTGATAGCCCCACCGGCAAGGAGAATGTCACAACCTTTTGCAACATTGACTCGTTTGTCTGTGGTTCCATATTCTGAAAAATCATGACGCCACCGGATAGGGCAGCGTCGTTTTTATCCATCGGTTGTGTGTGATGGAGGATGCGAGCGACTGCCTCGGCAATCTCTGTGCATGATGAGGTCTTACCCGGTTTTGAGCGCCACACGGACGGGATCTCGGAAACTGTCACCTTGAATTGCGAGCCTGATAGGTAAGGACCAGGTGTGTCTCCGCTGTTCGCCTCGCCAGACTCGAAATGCACGAGAGCGAATGCGCCTGCGGATTTCATCGCGTTGATGATGCTAGTCTCAACGTCTTTGCCATCTTCCACGAGGACTGGAATCTTTGGCACGGTGCGGAAAAACGCGTGACTCTCTAGTGTCTCGGCGATGCTGTCGATGATTTCACGGATGAGACTCACGGTGCGGTCGAGAAATCCATTAGGGTTGCGCCTCCATATCGAAATGATGAGGCGGATGATACAGCGAATGATGCGGCCCCTGTATCGTCGGAATCGGCATCGTTTTTGGCTAGGTCATCCATGTAATTCTCAGCGGTTTCAACGGCAATCTTGCGGTCGTCGCCATTAAACTCTGCGAGAGATGGAAAGGCTTCGGATAAGAGTCTTCGAGCGAGCGCGTATCCGTGGCGTTGAGAACCTGGTGGAACGCTGCGCCCTGTGTTGGCTACTGGAACGAGTCCTCGCTTGCGGCGTCCAGAATTAACACGAGAGACGATTTCTTGCGCCACTTGTGCTAGGATCTCTTCTAGCTTCGCCTCGGGTGCGGGTGATTCGGCAAGTAATGCCTCAAACTCATCTGATGCTAGTCTGTCACGGAGTCCGTCAGAGGTTAGAATTACCCAAGGCATGAAAGAAAAAGGGGGCGAGGGCAGCGGCGGAAACAACAAAACGCCACTGCCCTCTAGTTATTTGATCAGAACAACAATTTGGCTACCATGCTTCCAGACACTGTCCCAGTAGAGCCGGACGATGTTTGCTCGATACGGACATACCGGCGAGCGCCTGGAGGGAGGCGGAAACGAATCGTCTTAGCAGCAAGACCGCCAGTGGCGAACACTTGCGTAGTTGCAATGGACGGGTCGAGAACTGCAAAGGTCGTGCCATCGGCAGAATCTTTGAAGGTGTAGGTGTAAGTGCCAGCGGTGATGCCAGCGGCGAGAGGACAAGCAAGCTCAAAGACGATGTCTCCGATGTCACCACCAACGGCCTGTTCGAGGTCGAATGCTGCGGTGTTAGCTCCCGCCGAGGCGATTGCTACGGTCGAGACGTAGTTTTGATCTTGCTGGTTGCGATTGAATTCGTAGGCCATGATATTTTATTGGGCGAGAGTTTCGGTGTCCACAATGGAGTTAGTGACGATGATTGGCAGTCCATTGGATTCGGTTGGGAATCCAGAGACAAGGCCGGTGACGGTTTCAGTTTTTACGTTCGGAGTGATCGTGCGACTGATAGCGAGTTGATAGGCGGAGCGCGGACTCATAAGGATATGAGTTGGGCGCGAGCCAATTGGCATCCGGCGAAGTGCGTCGAGGATTTTGCCATCCGTAACACCTTTACCGGAGTCTTCGGTGAATTTCTTTAAACGGGCGACTGCGTGTTTGTTAACACACTGCAAACCAACACGAGCGGTTAGGTCGGCAATGAATGCAGCGAAACGCTTGCCAGTTGAATCGGCTGCATCACCTTCGCGGAATGATGACAGTTCGAGGACAGATGCGTTGCCGTAAACGTATTGGACGCCTTGGCCTCCTGCGGAGATGATATAGACGGACGATGCCGTGTTGTCAGATGTTCCACCTGCGTCGGTGACAACTGCGCCAAGTGCCGTGGTGAGCGATTGCAAGCCTGTGAAGCCTTCGCTGCTAGCTGCTGCGCCATAGATGGTCTGGCTACCGATCTTAATGAGAGCGGATTGCATAACACCAACGGATTCCAATGCCATATAAGCCTCGGCTCCGTCCTCATACGAGCGAGCAGCGGCCTTGTCGGCTTCCACACGAGCGGATAGGATGAAGGTTTCAACGCGACGATTTACAAACTCGCTTTTCGTTGCGTCCGTGCCTTCGTTCACCTTGCGGAAATCGACGGTTGGAAGAACTGAGCGAGCGACGGTTTCATAGCTCGTGCCAGTGATGGTGCGGGCTGGAATGATGGTCACCTCTGGGGCGACGGTGCGGACTTCTTCGATTAGGCCAACGACTGCATCTGAGCCGTTGAGCTTTGCGATGTCCAATAGTGTGAGATTGTTGGGCATGGTGTATTAGGATTGAGATTTGACTTTGAAAGCGGCTTCCACGCGAGCGAGTCCAGTGAGAGCTGGAACATCTTCGGTGCGGTTTGCGAGGATGGTTTGACCCTGCAACGCTGGATTACCTGGCATAGATGCGAGGATGTTAGCGGATGCCGGGTTGGAGAGGATTGAATCGTGCCAGAATGATTTGGCGGCTTCGTCCAATGGAGCGATTCGGCCAGCCTTTACGGCGTCGGCAATGGCAACGTCGGCGGCGGCTTTCGCTTTCTCCGCCATGCCCTTTTTGAGGGTCTTGTTCTCTTCTTCAAGATCCATGTATTTGGCCTTGAGTTTGGAGAGTTCATCACCGTCAGCAGCGGCTGCGGCTTTGACAGTTTCAACTCCAGCGGCAGTCTCGCGCAATTCAGCGAGGTTGGTTTTTGCGGTGGCGAGAGCGGTTTCGGGGTCGTGAGACGCTTCAACAAGCCCTAGCTCGATTAGGTGGTCGATCATAGGTGGTTCTGTATGGGATGCGGCGATGCGCGGGATCTCCTCGAAAGCTGGATCATTAACTAACGATCCGATTTCCCCACGAGGTGCTAGACCGGTAGGGATGCCTTTCGGGGAGAGAAGAAAAGTTGGAGAGAAATATGAGTAGTCACGGCCCTCGATTGCTTTGCGGCCTGCCTCGGTCCACTCAACGTCGAGCATCAAACCCACACCGGATTCATAGCGAAATTCACGAGGGATGAATGATGCTGGTCCTTGCTCGTGGTCAAAACCTGCGAATGGACGGACGTTTTGCGAGAGGCGCTTGGTCAGGTCTTCAGCGAAGGATGCACCAATGCGGGCGTCGATCTCGACATCCACCGTTTTAGCTTTGCCGCCAACGGTTGCGGAGATGCGATGCTTGCCCTCTGGTAGATAGACGATGCTCGTATCTAAGCTGGAAATCTCAGCTTGGAAGGCAGCGAAAACTCTTGCGGCGGTGAACATTGGCGCGAACGGGCCACCGAAATCTCACTTGTAAAGATTATTTTTCAGATTCTTTTTGGATGATGTAATCCAGTGCGCCGTTGAGCATTGCGTCGATGTAGCTGTTTTCCGGCGGCAGAGCATTCGGCCATGGCTTATGCGTCACGCTTTTCTTCAACGCGAAAACTGGGCGGATTCCGTCCTCGGTCTTTTCGGCCAAAACGCCTTTAACCCGAAACAGTGGAGAGTATTTGAGCGAGTATCTAGCGGCGGTCATGCCATGCGCTTCCGGCACGATTGGGATCGTTAGGAACCTTTTCCGTTTAGCTCTGATCGTTCCACCAGTGACCTTGTGAGCAAGTCCAATCGCGGCATTAGCAAACGTCACGCTCCTTCCGGTAGCTCTAGCGATTGCCCATCCTGATGCTGTTGCGAGCCACCATCCTGTCGGCGTTCTTCCCGGTCCATGAGTGGGGAGGGATGGGTTAATCCATGGCAAACGGCCCTTTTTATTGTAAAATTCTCTGATGGTATCCAGCGCGGAAAGAGCGCCTTGTTTCAATGCCTCGGATCTTGTTTGTGGCGATACGAGATTGACGATGCCCAGCTTGGCAGCGTTTACATCACTAGCCCTCACCTTGATCCCAACAAACGATTTGCCCTGTATCATTGTGCGAGTCCTTTCAGCATTGCCTTTCCAATTTCTAGCTCTAGCGAGTCGATAAGCGCCTGCCTGTCGAGTTGGTTAAAGAGTTGAGGGATGCCCTCGATGACTCGCTCAACCTCGTTGTTAAACGCGCCAATGGTCATCCGTTCAGATTTATCCAGTAGGTCGGCCAAAATTGAGTCGATGGGGTTTAACCACTGAGCGGCAACGTCTCTGAGTTCCTCGTCGGTCATGATTCGAGTTCTTTGACTTTGGATTTCGCCCATGCGTAGCCGGCATCACCTCCCCAGCCGTTCCATGCCTGCCAGCCTTTGCCCTGCTCGTCCCAGGTGCTGCCCTGTTTGTCCACCTCGTGCCTAGCGAAAAAGGAAACCATGCGTTTTACGGTGTCCGGTGATAGCTCTGTCCGGTTCGAGATGTCACGAGCGCGAGCCAGTCCCACCGCGATCATACCACGCTCTGATGGTGGTTTCGTGCGCCTCACCTCCAATGCACGAGCGGCATTCTTTGCCATTTCCTCGGTCGGTCTGAGGTCGATGTCTGCTCGTGCGGATTCGATCTCATCTAGCGGTTCGTCATCTGGGATCTCAACATCCGGCGTTTCCTCAGCTCCAAAAATCTCCTCACCGTCCACCGGCATAGGGATTCCAAGCTCATCGTAAATCCACTGTTTCGGCATCAGGATTCCGATCTCGGTGTAAATTTTAATCCTCTCGGCAATCGCTTTTTCGTCCTTGGCGACGGGGATTTCCATCTCGCAATACGGCATGTCCTCGGCGGCAACGGCCCCGAAATTGAAACGGACGATGGCAGGAATGAGTTGATTGGTAATTACATCCGCCACCCATGAGCTAACGGATTGCAGCACCTCGGAGCGAATGCCCTCGTGGACCTCTCCTAGAGCGCGTGAGCCTGTGCCGGTGTTGTCCGTGGTCAATGTTTGGCCCAGCATGAGGATGTCGCAGGCGCGGTCGGCAACATCCATGAGGTGCGATTGCGGGAGAGAATCACCTGTGCCTGAGATGGCGGAATGAATCTCAAACTCAACTCCTGGTCCAGTCGCTGCCCATCCTGACGAGCCGATAGATTCGAGCATGTCCTCAGCCTTGCTCATCGCTTCCTCGCTGCCATCCGTCTTGGCGGTTCGCATCGGAATCCCGAATAGCTGTGCGAATTGCATGAGCCAGCCCAGTCCGTAAACGGAGGCAAGCCAGTATTTCGTGAGCGTTCTGAGGTTGGCGGCATGGATCGGGTGCATTCCTCCCTGTGACCACACGCCGATTAGGAATCTATCCGGCGGGAAGTCTTCGAGTGTCGAATTATTCGCTCCAAGCGGCGCGATCATTAGTCGGTCGGCCTCAACCGTGAACTGCGGGAATGCGAGATATTTCGCCGGAACGGGAGCGTAGCAACGTGGCGAGATGATTCCGTTTTCCGAGTGCCAAACGATCTCAAGCACGGAGATGCCCTTGGCGTATGCGTCAATGAGAGCGCGGACCATTTCGCTGTTGTTCAACTCCCAGTATCCTGGCCTTGGTGCGTAGGATTCGAGAGCGCGTTCCACCACCTCATAGATGCGGAGAGCGTTCGGTGTCGGCTCCTCGGCGTCCTCTCGGATAGCTGGCTTGATCTCCATTTTGAGTCTAGATACTGCGCCGGAAACCTCGTTGAGCGCCTTGCGGAGCCTCGGCCATGTATCGAGCATGAGGCGGAAGAGTCGATCCTGGTCTTCGAGTTTGCCGTTTCGGACGTTGCGTAGGATAGTGCGGACCTGATCCGGTGTCACATTGGCTAGATCGAAATCATTTGTCCGGTAGTTAGCCGGAATCGGCCAAACAATGCCTTTGCGCTCGTCAATCGTCATTTCGCGGGACTTGCCTCCGAATCCCGGCGTGTCAAGCTCTAAGTCAAATTGTGTTAAAACCCTTGGCTCGTGGCGTGGCGAATGCGCTGCGAGGCGAGCGGATGACGGATGCGCTGGACATGCGGCCCGAGTGGTTAGCCCCGAGGGTGATGCATGACAAGAGCGCGTCGGCTCGGTCAGGTGATTTCAACCCGGCTTTCCTCATCTTCTCCTTGTCTTCGATCCTGAGCTTACCGGTCGCGTTCCACTCTGATTTGCGGCTCGTGATCTGCTCGAATGTCAGACGATCAAGCTCCCCTAAATTGATCTCGCCTCGGTGAATCGCCTGCGTTGCGGTGTGCCATACCTCGCCAATCAGGTTGGCATATTCGTCGCTTTCCTTGGCAGCTTGGCCTCCGTAAAATCGGTTGATGTGCCAGCCCTCCTCTGCCATTTGACACACGAAACCTGTGCCTAGTCCGTCAGCATCACCGAAAATTTGACCTGGTTTGAGGTCCTGGTCCTTGAATAATCGGATAAATTGCCGTGCGGCCTGCACCGTGTCCCTCTCCTGCCATGCCTTGATGATCCTTGCCTTGTTGCCTCTGCGGATAGCCAGCACGTTTTCATCCCGGCCTGCTGCGAAATCGCAGAATGCCACCACCTCGCCAGACTCGTCCTCATCCGGTTGAGCTTCTAGCGCGAGCGTGAGTTTCATGGGCGATAGCACCATTAGCTCATCATCGGCGGTAAATTCCGCTAGGTGTTTTGACCGGAAAAGTGGGTGATCCTCACCGTATTTTGCACGGTCCAAGGCGCGTCTCTCGTCTGGGATGTGCGGGCATTCGGCGGACGGGACTTTGCGCGTCCAATAGAGCGATCGGGTTTTATGGTGGGAATCGTAAAACTGCCCACGAGGCGCGCCAGGTGAGCTAACCCACAACTGAGCGATACGGGTGCAGCGGTCAAAAGCCTCAAAAATCTGGTCAGGAACCGTCTTGGCCTCGTCGATAATCAGGAACAGCGGAGCGTCAGGATCTCCATGCCATCCCTCAGCGCGTCCTGCATCGTCGGTCGAGAATCCAAGTGCGAATCCTCCCTGCGGTGTGCGGATCTCGTCGCTGAGGAACGTCCATTCGGGGAATTTATCCCTGTGTTTTTTTACTGCCGGCCATAGCTGGTTTGAGAGTTGGCGGTATGATCCCGAGGTAAAAACCACCTTCCCTTTTGGGTAGGTGTGCAAAAACCAAAGGATGAGCGGAGCCACGAGGCGGTCCGTTTTGCCTGATCCGTTTGCAGCAACGACACTCGACGGTTGCCCCATGGCTACGGATTCCATGGCCTCGATCTGCCAAACGTATGGGATGATACCGAGGCGGCGAACGCAAAATTCGGATGGTGTCATGTAATTTTCCTCACTCGGTCCTGCGCGTCCATGATCACTCTTTGCAGCGCATCATCCTGCTCTGGTCGTAGCTCGATCATGCCGCCAGCGTTGGAGTTGTTATTTTGAATCATGATTTCCGGCCTGTCGCCGTAGCGTTTTGGGTCCCATTTTGCGAGGAGTTTTAGGTCGGTGTCGATGATGAGCTTGTCCCTCACTACGTCTCCGGTGCTTTCGCCCCTCCCTCTAGATGTGGATCTTAAGCGGTGAGCGATTTGATCGAATCCGCATTCTCTTGCGCGCGCGATGTCCCGAGCGAACCTTTCGTCTTCATCGGCCCAGTTCCTCACCGTATCGTCACTCGGCATCCCATCCTCCCTGCAAATCACTGCCAGTGGAATACCCTCGGATATGCCGGTAATGATCCTCTCTCGGACATCTGGCGAATCTTTCAATGCTGACCGCCTGCGTTTAATTGGGAGATTTTCGCTCATGTATCCGTTCCCGTCTGGACGATTTTAGAAAGGACGATTGAAACCTCGTCAAGCAAAATTCCCAGTTGGGTGGGATCTGGTATTTGATTCTCAATGCCTTTTCTCCATCGGATGTGGTAATCCAAGCCCATCTTGAGCTTCGCAATGTGCTTACGATCAAACGGTTTGCACACATCGCATGATCCGTCGAGGTTGAGCCATCCGTGGCCTTTCGGACATGTGGCAATGTCAGCGTTTTCATCGTGTTCTTCGCTCATTGTTCCAGCCTCCTCAATGCGTGTTTGACCTTTTCCATGTCCAGCTTGGCAGTGGTCGGCCTTTTCGCTTGGTCACGAATCGCCAAATGCTCAGGTATCGGCAGACCATTTTTGATTAGTTTCTCCCGCGCTTTGTAGCGATCATGCGTCGTCATCGACCTTTTCGCCTCTGGTATTGCCACCCATGTGTTCGGCGGGATCGGATTGGACGGTTTGACCAGACTGACTGTTGCGCCCATTTGCATGATCTGCTCGATGGTCGTCGATCCGTCAAAGCTCCGTATCTCGCCCTCAGCGTTTATGAATTGGATCATCATAATTTTACGAAAATAACGTGAGTGTTGTCTGGTCGATCGGTCGGCCAGCATAGGCGCTCGTCGCATAGTGATGGGTCGTTTTCAAAAGCGCATCCAGTGCATACAACTCTGCCATTACCTCCCATGCTCGCCAACTCCGCCCGGTATCCCTCAGGCGCGTATTCTGTGTCAATTTCCGGTTTCATGCGTATTTGATAAATTCCCTGACTTTCGCCATGTTAGGCGTGATGGGCGCGGGTGATTTTGGCCCATCTTTCTTGCTGATGAATGCCAGCACCTTGGACATGTCGAGCTTGGCTGGCTTTGTTTCATCTCCAAATCCATCCGCTTGGAGTTCTCGATTTCTGCGATTTTTGCGATGATCCAAAACCTTTTCCCGGTTAGCTAATGCCCATTGACGTTTCATTTCCAGATTCTTTTCGCGATTGGCATAGTATCGGATTTTTTGCAATTCCGCGGCACGTTTGCGCCGTTGTTCGATCTTTTCAGGGTCGTCTTGGATTTGTTTTTTCATAAGTCGTTTTTCTATCACTTTGGGGTTTGCGTTGTATCTTTTGCGTTGATTGGCTGATATTTTCTCTCGGTTGGCCTCGCTGTATTTCAAATAGCTGGCCCTCGCTTTATCCCTATTTTCCTGCTGCCATACTTTTTTGCGCTCAATCGTCTTGGCTTTGACTCGGTTAGGAGCTGTGCGCTCGTAAATACGTTTGCGCTCCCTCCATGCCTCTTGCAATTCCGGCGTTAACGAATCCCAATTTGCTGGCCTTCTCATTTCGTGTCTTTCACGAATGTTCCATCAATCATTTTCCCAGTGCGGTCTTTGATTTGAGCGTAGGCCAGCGCAAGGCATTCCTCCAGCGTGGTTCCTGCCAGTTCAGCGGCCAGGATGAGCGTCACAACCTGATCGCCGATGCCGTCAGCGATTTCTATT